TAGTGGGTGTAATTGTGTTGGATGTGTAAAAAATCCATCTTTATAGTACAGAAGTCCTACTTCTGAATCTATTTCAAACTCACTTGTAGCTATTGTTACTCCATCAATCTTTATAGAAATAATTTCATTTATTAAACGATGGGGTAGTAATAACTCCGGAGAATATTCTCCTTTTAATTTTGCTTTATGAAATCTAGGAATCCACGATAACGATGTCCAGTCAAAGAGTAAATCTGTAATTCTTGCTCTCTCGTCTGAAATCATTTCATCTGTATATGAACTTGTTGAATTTAATGCATTGTCATCAAAACTTCTTGCCTGGTGTTCAGTAAATAAGAAATTACCTACCACCTCGTAGATGAGTGATGATGTTTGAGCTACAGATTCCCAAGTACCACTCCAGGTAACAGTTAATTTACGAACTCTCGTTGTATTTGCTGTTCCTAGATCGTAGTAATAAATTCCTGTTGAAGATTCTGTTGCTGTTTGTGAGTTGACTAAAGTTGTTCCATCTTCATCTACTACAGTTACTGTTACGTTTCCTGTTGCAGAAGTTAAGACTCCATCCACTTCAAATCTACTTGCAATTCTTCCTCTTGAGTTCGTTAATACTTGTTGAGTCCCTAGGCCATACCTAGTATCTAACATTTAACCTACTTTTTTGAATTTTCTTTTGCTTTTGGTTTAGAGGCTTTAGCTTTTGCATCTGCTTTAACTGGCATTGCAAAACCATTCTCGATGAGCCATACTGCATCCTCTTTATCCAGTTTTATTTCCTGGCCTGGAGGTGGTACTTTTACTCCCGAAATATTGCCTACATATTGAGCAATTATCATTACTTTCATTATTTTTTCTCCTGTATCTTCATCCAGGTCCTCAATTGCTTGAGGACTAGGATCAAGTCTGATCGGTGTTTAACTGTGGAGGCTATACGGATGATCAGATTGAGTGTACCTACCTAGGCAGGACATGTTAATCTTTTGATTGCTGATGCATCAAGTGTTGCTGAGTCAGTTCTCAAAATAAATTTATAGCTCACTAAATCGGTATTGAAACCAAATTCATCTGAACGAGCTACCTCAAGGCCACCGGCCTCACGGATGTAGTATTTACTCATATCTCCGATGTAACCGACTTTGGCATTTGCACCAAGGTCTGCAACGTTTGGATCTTCATAAACTGGAACTCCGATCAATCTGTCCGGTGTACCTACTGCTACAGCAGGACTCCATAAGTATTGACCATTAGAGTCTTTAAGTTGTCTGAGTTCATTTATAGTGTTTGCACTAAAAATCATGGCATAGTTAGGAGCATTTCTGTACTCTTGTCCCATTCCATAATGAGCATCTAATACCTCATCAACTGTGATTGCAGAGTTACTTGCTAATGTTTTAACGTTAGCCACTCCAACTAATCCTGTTGGTTGAGAACTACCTGTACCTGTTATTGCAAATTCTCCTTGTTTTTTACCAAGAGCTGTACCGGACATGTTTGCCATGATACCCTCTAAGTCAACACCGGAATCGTTTAACAATTCCTTAGAGATTTGTGTTATGAATGCTAATTTATAAGCACCTAAACTAACACTTGAGATAGTTGGATCTGATTCTGTTATTGCAGATCCCTCAGATATAAGTGATGCAGATGAGTTAGCTGTAAGTGTAGGGAATTTGAGAGCTTCTCCACCTGCTGTATTAATAACAGTTCCGAGATTTCTCATTACACCAACAGCATCCATTACTGCTGTTACTTGATCAAAAAAGGATTGAGGAATTACACCACCTGCTGTTGCAGATGTTAAGTCTCTATCTTCTTTTTCGAATGTGTGATTTCTAATTTCTCCATTAGCTAAAGCTCTGAGAGGATTTATAGCTCTCTTTTCTTCTTCAACTTCCGGATCCATTTCGGCAACTGCTTGATTAGAAGATAAAATTTCTTCTCTTCTAGCCTCTGCCTCTTTGTTCTTTTTGTCTAGATCATGTAGATCTTTGATTCTTTTATCCAATGCATCAAGGTCCTGAGACATAGTGTCCCAAGTTTGTTGCTCTTCTGAATTTAAGGATCTCTTCTCTTCAACTTCACGATCATTTAGATTCTTCATATCGTTCCAAATGACGTTACGATCTTCGACAAGTTTGTTTAAATAATCCATTATTTCTCCATGGTTATTGATAGGGATGTAGTGATACGGTCCCTGCTTTTACTAAATTTTGGGAGGGTGTCTGTTCAACTGCCCTCCAGTCGTTCGGCTCTAGATCTTTTTAATTTTTGGTTTACCAGTTTTAGACTTTTTATACTTTTTCTTATATGGCATTAGGAGTCCAGTCTGATATCGGTCTTTTTTGACATTAAGTACAGTTTCCTGGACCTAATATCTGCATTAACTTCAATTGAGTGATCATCTGATGATTCAACTCTCTCTAAAATTAATGATCTTAAATCTTTCTTATTAATAGCATCTTCAATTTCATCTATATTGATGCCGGATGCTTGTGCTAAAGATTCTAAGGATCTACTTACCCATGATCCGGATTCCGGATATGCAGGGGTAGAAACTATTGAAACTTCATGAAGTCTTACTGATCGTAAAACTCTCTGAACTGGTTCTTCATCATTTTGAGGTAAGATCCATTGGTCTCCATCTTTAGGTACATCGAAACCAAATGAAGATGATGATACGTTTCCACGTTGTACGGTGTAATACTTATCTCTAACTTCTTGACTTCTTAAATCCATATCGATTTCATACGATAGACCAGTTTCATCTTCTTTTAGACGTAGTGTTCCTGCTCGTTTAGAACCGAGAACGATGTCTGAGTTATGATTCCAGTAAGCAAATATATCTTCTTTGCTTGTTTGTGTTCCTCTCTCATTAAGAGATTTTTTAAATGCACCAGGGGAGACGGTTTCAATAAATCCTCCGGATAGTAAAAGAGATGGGCTATTAAAAACTGCACCGTAACCGGATATAGTTCCTGTATTGTCATCAACGTCTCTAACTTCCATTGCATGAGTTAATGATCTATTTTCTTTGCCATCTCTAGGTATTAATACCTTTGGTCTTGATTTGTACACGGGTTTACTCCTTGTATCTTCTTCTTCTAACTTTTGTACTGCACGGTCGAACCACTCTTGGGCCTGACCAGGGTTTAACGGATCAAATCCCCATAAAAAATGTGCTACAGCTCCTGGTCCTGGGTAATCTTCATTATCTGCATTTGAATTTTTAGCAGATTCGAGGTCAACATTGTGTCTCTTGCCCCAGGCACTAGCTCTAATCAATTTATCGTGAGTAATATCCCCACGAGTCATATCTTGAGCCTCTTTTACAGTTTGATCAGTTAATCCGTCTCCGGCTAATCCCTCTTTGTAAAAGTTCAATCCTTTTCGAGCATTTTCTTTTATATACTCGGGTGGATCGATATGAGATCTAGTTTCATTCATTCTTCCTCTTCAAATTCGGTATCTATTTCATCATCTCCCTGGATTTTCATATTCAATGGTATTAAATACGAATCTCCGATAGCAGGATCATCAATTGGAGACATATCTTCAAAGGCTCTAATGTCATTAGCAGTAAGTACTCCGAGCATTCTTAGTTTGTTATAAACTTCAACTCGGTCTTTTGCATTACCTCTTAAATAACCATTGAGATCAAACTTTACGAATTGACCTCGAGGGAGTAATTGATTTAAAGTAATTTCTATTCTTGTTAGCCATGGAGTTACGGAATATTGTATGAATGCTTTATTCTGTTCTTCTAATCCCGATCCCCATGATGTTTGCTTTGTGTGTTCGTTCAATAAAAATAATGGAACGTTAAAAATTCTTGCTATCTCTTCAATACTGAATCTCCTGGAATCAATAAATTGAGCTTGATCCGGTGGTAATGAAGTATTTCTCCATTTAGCACCACCAGTTAATATTCCAGGACGATGAGATTTCTCTACACCTCTATGATGTTTATCCCAGGTCTCCATGAATTGTCTTAGCTGTTCTTCTGTTGGTGTTTGATCTATTTCTATAACACCGGATAGAGTTGTACCATTTTCAAAGAATCTCGATCCAAAAAGCTCTACAGCTTTACCAAATCCAATTGCCTCTTTGCAATTTTGGATAGGAGAGATACCTTTTAAGTCATCTCCATCAGCAAATGCTTTGATGTGAACTATTGATCCTGTTGGATTCTTTGAGGTATAACGTTTTAACGGTTTTTCGTCTTTTCCCTGGTTGATAACTGTATAAAGTACAGCACCATTATTTCTTTGTATGGTTACATCATCGGGATGAACGTTATAAAGTTCGGACGGATAGCCTTGACGATCTCTGTTAGTAATAACGATATATGCATTTCCATGCAACAGCAGGGAAGTCATAATTCGATGAAAAAACTCAAATTGATCACATTCAGGATTAACCATTCCGGATACTTTATCTATCCAGGTAGGTTGTTGATCTAATAGCTGTCGGTAGTCGTTTGTTTTTCTATAAGCATGTACGGGTAACGATGCTACTGCATTAGCTAATATGTTAACTGCTGAATAAACACCAGTTAAGGATAAGGCAACATCGGAATCTACATTGATCCCGGCACTTGTGTTCTTACCCTCAAAAATTCCTAAATTAAAATTTGATGAAGAGATTGCTCTCTCTTCTGTTGTTCTGTTAAAAAGTCGATCGAATAAAGCCATTTTTTATTTCTATATCTCCGTAAATAGTCCGAATACTAAAAGTGATGCTCCTAAGAGCAGAAGTGATAAACCAGGAGCTACTAAATAAGCTCCGGTTAAAATTAAAACATATCCCGTACAAGTTGTAATTATTCTGTTTGTCATATTGATATAAATCCAAAGTCTCCGACTTCGTCTGATTCATTGTCTCTTCGTGCAGTTGCACGGTCATAGGCAATTACAGATCCGACGGCCAGGTCTATTTTTCTCGGAGACGATTTTTTCTCCTTTGTAATATAGGCTCCTGTAACTGTTTCTTTTAAATAACAATTGTCTAGATGTCTCTCTAGATCGGGGTTGCCATCATGCATGATGTCTTTGTTAACGACTGCCGTATAAAATTTTGAAGTAGCTCTGATCATTCTTTTTCTGAAATTAGTTTCATAAAAGACAATCTTGCCAGGGAACTCATCTTGCCACTCATCGAGAGCTTTGTGCCATCCCGGAGGATCTGCCGATAGTTCCAGTACGTTATATTTTTCGAATGTTTGTCGAACTTTTGCAGATACTTCATCTCTTGGGACGATCCAATTCTCGTCATGATAAGATTTTTCCCAAAGGCCAACTACTTCAATTCTTGGTATTTCTTCTAAGGTACAAGCAACTAGGCAAGTTGAGTCATTATTATATGATCCATCAAATCCTAGGATTATGTCTGCACCCTCTTCAATACCGGAATGTTTTTCGAGATCCTGCCATATCCCTGGTGGTAACCAGGCATCTGTGCTTTTAGCTATTTGTCCTAAGTGATATCTACGAAACTCATGTTCCGGGATCTCTTTATATCTTCTGATCAAGTTATCCGATGGCCAAAAATCATCAGCTCCAGGGTTTGCCTGTTGAATTGCTGTTTTTAATTCATCGGGGTTAGTTAGATCTAGTTTAGGATCGGCTCTATAAAATTTGTGATAAAAGGTTTCATCTTCAATGTTGCCTTTTGCTACATCCTCTGCATAAGAAATCATCCTACCCATCAAATCTGTTTCAGATCCTCCAGGAGTAGAGATGTTTAATTCAAATGTATTCGATCTCTTGGCTAGTCCATTGGTCAAAACTAGCCGAGATCGTTCTTGTGCAGGAGTGATAAATGTTGCTATTTCATCTAAGGCTACGAATGTTGGACGAATACCATCAAGTTGATCACGACTTGAGGCTACACGTCTTAACTCTCCAGGAGATCCATCTCCCATGACAATCTTACGATCGGTCATCCTTACAAAACTCTTTAACGGTCCCTGGCTTATTTGTGCTTTACAAGTATTAAAAAGAATACCTGCTTGATCTAAGTTTCCTGCTCCCAAAACAACTAGGGGAGACTTATGGTATCCACTTAGGAAGAAGAAATTGCAAATTGCTGATGTTAACTCAGATTTTCCATTCCCTTTTCCAGTAAGGATTAATGCTCTTCTCTTTATGAGTAGGCCATTCTCATCAACAACGAACATTTCGTTCAATAATGATTTCTGCCAGTCTCTTAATAAAAACTGTTGTCCGGAGAAGTCTGAATGATCTCCGTAAACTAAATATTTCTCTATCCAGGACGTAACTTTAGGTCCAAGAGTCCTAGTCTGTTTCGGCATACCATTCCTCGTCATCAATATTGATTGAAAATTCTTTTTGAAGATCTAGAGTGGTTTTCTTTGCATTATTTAAACTAATGCCGAGTTGTAATCTTGATTTAGGGTTTAATCCGAATCTATCTTGTAGTGCCAGGATATCTTTATCCCATTGGTTGATCTGTCTTACTAACGGATGGAGTATCTCTTGTCCTTGTGATCCAATAGAGCTGAAACCCTCACTTCGAACTCTTCTCCAGGCTCGTTCTCTATCATCCATAATCTTTACTAATCTACTGAGGCTATCAATGTCTGTATCAGTAGCAATAAAGTTAGCTAGATCAGATTTCCAAAAACTATTCCAAAAATCTTTGGTTACTTTTAGTAGTTTTGTAGGAGGTTTCGGAATATTAATATCTTTGTAACCGTCAATATCGATTACTTTGGTATTTTTCTCTATGCTAGGCCGGTCTGCTTGGCCATTAGGTTTTGGAATATTTGGCATTTTTTATAACTTCCTAAAAAAAAAATAATTTGTCTTGGGGGAGTGTAAATAACGTGAATTGGACAGTTTTTTTCTTGTCTATGCATGGTCGGGAGTGTGTACCGTGTCCTGCTAGAGTTTTTGACTACCCCTTACCCCGTTATCTATGAATAAATAGAGCTAATATAAGGTCTTTTTATTGTATTTGAGAGCTGTTTGTTGTCCTCTACGTGAGTTACATTTCCTACATAATACTCTTAAAGGTCCAAAGGGATCTCCTCCTGCATGTTTAGGAGTTATATGATCTGCTGTTAATGGATTCTTTTCATCAGCACTATGAGGTATTACTTTATATCCAGGACATAACATCCCGAATTGTTTTATATAATTCTCGACTGTTACTCGTTTATATTGTCTCTCTTTCCAAGATGTACTCTGTTGATATTTTGATCCCGAGGTTTTTCTTCTATTAGACCTGTAGGCATTATTATTCCACGGAGGTTTTCTTGGAGGTTTGTAATGTTTACTGCATCTCCTTGAATTAGGTTCTGCAACTTGAGGACATTCCGAGCAAAGATAGTTTCTGCTCATTGTAAATAAATATAGCAGGGCCTAAGAGTGCTAATGACAAAAATGCCCATATTTCTTAATTATTTTCACGGTCAAAAAAATGTTAGTTTTCGAACAGTTGAGCAAACTCTCCATTAAGAATCTTGATCATATTCTGAGAATCTAAAACATACAAGGCCTGTTGAACCAATGCCTCTGCTACTTCAAATACAATTGCATTATCATCTGCCATCACATCCATAACTAATGCATGGTAATCATAGACTGCAACTGCTCTCGTCATATCTAGGAATACATACCCCCTATATGCATTTATAAAATCAGGAAGTATTAATGCACCGGGATTTGTCAATGCTAGTTCAGGATATGTTCCAGGATAATTACTTGCTATCTCAGTCTTTAAGTTCATTGCCACAATCTCTGCAAAACTTTGCATCCTTTTGCCTTTTGTCTTTTAACTTACAATCTTTTAATCT